TAGAGATTCGTTGTCTTTCAAACCTAACAGGGATGCTGCTGGTGAATTACGTAGAATGTCATCAAGACTCTTTGCTTCCAAATCTGCACTATAACTTCCGTCATCAAAATCCTTACTCGATACATTCGAGGCAGGAGTACTGGTAGAGAGATGTTGTAGATTCATAATTTATTTACCTTTGTGTCCAATTAAACTGCTACAGCAGTCTTCTTAGCAGCCTTAGCTGCCGCCATCTTTTTGACAAATGCTTCTTTGTCTTCAACCTTTTTTACTGGTACTGGTGTTCGATCATCCATACGATCAATCACATCAATAGCACCTTGTAGGCTTACTAAGATGGGTGCATAGCGTTGGGCTAAGCCCGTACCGCCATTTTCTCCTGCTCTAAGTAGTTCACGTAGAACTTCTTCTCTGGAGCGAATTAATACTTCTTTAACACTTGAATAGTTACTCATTGCCTTCTTCCCCTTCTTGGGATTCCTGTTTTTGTTTGTTCATAAATTGAACGTTTCTGCCGTATCTTTCAATACCAATTAACTTCTCTTTAACAGAGCCTAGTGCCATAGCTGTGTGATATAAGAATTCTCTTTCTTTGGAACAATGAGGTTCACTCTTAAGCCATGTGACAAAGAGATCAGCTAAGATCTCTCCGTATGCATCACCAAAGAATTGCTCACGTTCACGAGTTGAGAACTCAGCCTTTCCAAGAGCTGTTTGGGCATCTCGGAAAGGTTCAATTTTATATTCACCAGTTTCATGGTTCATTTTTGGTTTGACTCTTCTTTCAAACCCATCTTTATATTTATCCATATCTTAATTTTATTGTGGCAATGCTGCCGCTGGTCCTTGAGGTTGAGGAGTCTCTACACCATTAGCTGGTCTAGAAGCGTCTCCTTGCGATTCTGATGTAATAAAGTCTTTAGCCATAGCTAAAAGAGCTTTGATATCAGGCTGTTTAGGTGGATCAACACCTTCTTTAGCTGCTTGAATATAGATCTTACCCCATTCTTGATAGGATTTATCTAATGCAACCATTAATTGTTTTGTATTGTCCTGCATAGCATTCTTAGCTTGAACATTAGTTAAATCAATAGTGGCTTGTCTTTGAGCCATATCTAACATTTTAAGTTGTTCTTCTAATTGTTTAAGCTTTTCATTAGCTTGCATTTCATTATCTTTTGACTGTTGTGCTTTCTCCTTAAAGTCAGGAGCAGTATAATCAACAAGATAATCTAATGGATCTAAGTCCATAGCTTCAAGTGTCTTACATGCAATACGTACAGCTGCTTCTGGATTAACAGCACCACCTGCACCTGATTGCATTAATGCGGGTAATAGTTGTTGACCAACCATTGTCATCTTTTTAACAATATTACTGTTGCCATTTTCACCTACATCCGCATCAATATACATAAGCATATTGTTGGGTAATGTTGATGGGTCAACTGACTTAAAGATATCGTTTTGATCAGTGTATTTAATTACTTTACCACGAAGCTTAGTTCTCATGGTACGATACACACCGTCACATAAGCGTTTAAACCCTGTCTCAGCAAATCTACGTGCCATAAATTGAATACGTATTTGTGCTGCAGACATAGCCTTCTGCATCTTTTCTTCACTGTTACCTGATACATATAGTGTATCATTTAAACCTTGAGCAGCTTTACCCATACCAGTAGCTTGTTCTTTATGAACCTGTAACAACTCTAAAATTGGTACAGTACCAGGGCTAATAGTGTCTGGTGTCATAGCAGATACCGCTGTCATGGGATTACCATTAGTAGCAATAATCTGTTTAGGCTTCATATTCTGAAGAGCACTAAAGTCTACTACATTAGGGTCAGCTAGTTTAGGTGCATAGTTAGTTAAGTATACGTTTTCTACGAAGCCACGAAGAATAGCTGTGGTAGCTAGTGTAGATGGGCGAACCATATCTGCAACGCTAAGACCAAAGAATTCATGAGGTACTTCAAAAGGACAAAGAGTTGCTAATGGAATCATATCACAATCTTCTTCAAGAAGAATTGTTGATCCAGCAATAATAAAGTGCTTTAGTTCAGCAATACCATCACCATCTCTGTCTACTCTTAACCAACACTCGATAACAGTTAATTGTCTGTTAGCTTCTGATGGGAATAGCTCCCGTGAATTTCCCCCTAGCCAGTACTCTTCGCCAACTAAACGCTTTCGAGCTGCTTGCTCTTCGGTGTACTTGGTGGCCCAATCATATGACCCATCACCAATAGCGTCCCAATCGATGTTCTCTGCAATATCGGGGAAAAACTTTCTGACCTCAGAACGGGTCATATCAATCTGAATACCTACGAATGCTGCATCATCTAGTGAATGCGCATCCCTTGTAATTCTAAAACATTCTGGATGTACGTTCTTAATAAGAACTCGTGTCTTATTTGTTTTACGTTTTAAACGAACATCCTTGTATACTATTTGAGACTCTGAATTACCATCATCATTTGTGGTTAACTCTTGTTCATAGTTCAAATTACCTATGATTTCTACATCAGAGTCAGATAAAATTAAATCTAAATTCTCTTGTGAAATTGATTCGTATTCTTCAAAAGAATAATCAAAATCCTCAATAAATTCCCACCGAACAATACTATTCTTCCACAAAAGAGCTGACTTTACCCATGTATTAAGGATTTCCCAACCAGGATTTTGTTTAAAGATAGCATAATTAACCAAGTCAGAAGCTACCTTTGCATGATGGTAGTCTGTGGGTGTTGGTCCAGCAGGAAGGAACCTTGCTAACTTATTGTTGTTAAACATTAGTTCAGCAATAATAGCTGTATACCCCTCAACCGCCTCTACTGTATCAGATGAAACAATCTGAGACACACCTTGAGGAGTTAAATGGTACTGAGGCATCATACCATATTCGTATGTAGCCTTCTGTCTTTCACGAGCTAAGTCAGAACTGTTTAAGAAGTCACCAACAGAGTTCATTACACCCTGTTCGATCATAGCTAATAGTTCATTATCACCTACTGGCTCTTTATACCTGTCAGTAATTCTGATAGGAGTATTTGTATTATCTGCCATTGTTAACCTTTCTGGGTTATCTTTCAATCAATCAAGGTCAACAATGACCTAATTAGTGCTACTACTTTGTTCCTTCCCCATGAGTAGCCAACAAGGTTGGACACAAGGGAACTTTGTCTTTACTTATTCTGTCCTCTGATAGCCATAAATCGACCATCAGATTCTTTTAATTTACTATCTTGTTTAGGATTAACAAGCTTATTAGGCTGTTGAGGTTTAATCAAAGCCTTTAATTGTTCTTTTTCTTTACCACGTAGGGTTAAATCAATAGCCATATTCTTTTACCATTTCACTTTGTTAGCCCAGTATGCCGCTGATAACGGTCCTTTGGCGATATTACTTGCATGTCTAGCTTTAAAAGATTCTCTACGTTTTTTATAAGATTCAGATTCCCCTTCTTTTTTAGGAGACCCTTGAGTACCTTGTTCGCCAAACCGAATAGTCTTAACTGTATCACCACTCTTAGCCACAACAACGTGACTCTTAGTAGGATGACTAGGTGTTCTCTTGGGTTGATTAAACCCAGATACACCAGCTCTTTCTAATCTAGGATCTTTAGCCATATTTATTCCTTTACAACCAAGTGGTTTCTAATTGTTGAAAGTTCCCCATCTTCTGTGTAAAAGGAACGTTAGTCGTTGTTAGTCTATCTCCGTGTGTCCTGATTACTTCCAGAGCAATAGCAAGAGCGATAACGGTATCATCATTGTGACCAACAATAGCATTTGTCCTACCATTGTCATCAGCCACATAATTCATTAACTCCCCGATAATAGTCCTTGAAGGTATCCATATTTCTTCCTGTTCAATAGCACTCTTAAGAAACCCAATGATAGCTGGCTTAGAGGATGTTGTTGTTCTCCAACCCATCCGCATACCTTCATCTTTGGATACATTAGCCATCTTAGTCTGATAGTACATATTGACATAGCCCATTTGAACTAGTCTGTTTAATGTAGCAATACCCATACTATTAGACTCTACCGCCATTAAAGCGTTATTATAGTATCTACCCAGATAAAACAATAGATCCCCAAACTTACTTGGATCAATCATATTATTTCTATACGTGGCACATATCTCTTTTTCTGCATTCATAACTACTGCAGCAGAATGATCTTTACCTACCCCTAAGGATACGTCTGCAGCTATAACAAAAGATTGATCAAAAGTAGGATATTTAAATATCTCAATGGAACCCTGTCGGGCATCCTCCATCATCATACTTTCAAAGTTAAATTCTCTTTGAGCTAAGATTGGTTGTGGTATTAACTTGTTTAACTTCTCAATACTAAATACATTAGACCCTGAAACAATAAAAGCTTCTTCAGGTGTCGCAGGATATTCTTGTTTAAATTTGTCTACCCCACTCTCAGCTATCTTGAGTCTTCTCCAGTATAGTTGATCGTTATCTAAGCTAAACCTTGTAACTAAAGTTTCTTCTTCATCTGTTCTCTCAAACCCCTCAGGTGCATTCCTGCGGTATTCAGACATAAGAAACCAAGGTACGAATATAGGTATATACTCATTCTTACCAGCTACAGCATCTTTCCATAATCTATGAAAAGAGTTCCCCACTCCATTGGCTGTACTTTCAAGGATAACCTCGGTACCATCAGCCTGAGAAATCCCTTGGAATAAACCAGCTAGGATTTTTTCATCATGAAGCCAGAAGGAAACTTCTGAAAGATGTGCGATTGTAGGTGTAATACCCCTACCCGCCTCAGGAGAACCAGCCGTATACAGTCTATAACCAGAGTCATTATGTTCAAACATAATCTCTTTAGCATTAGACCGTTTTAAGGTAGGTGAGAACTGCTCAGGCATATTAGAAATAATATTCCTGGACATAGTAAATAGAGCATCAGATGTTGCAGCATCATGAGCCATAACAACTGACTTGTTGTAAGCATTGAAATAAGACTTCCAGAATACTCTACCAGTAGTATATGTAGAAAGACCCATCTGTCGGGCTTTTAAAATAATAGCCCTGACTTTTCCAGTTTCCTTTAGTTGACCCTCAATAGCATCATTAACAATCTTTTGAGCATCATTGAAAATAAAGGGTTGGAATCCTAGTCGGGAGTCTTTAGGTAGAATCTTTACTTGCTCTTTCGCAAATAATTCAAAATTGTCTTGGTATTCTGCGAGTTTTTCTCTGCGCTTTAGTTCCCTTAAAGCCTCTAGCTTGCGGGTATTTGAAATGGTTGTCATGGGGTTTGATTATAGTTTCTCTATTAGGGGACTACTCTTTATACTTTTTCTATAGCCCCTTAGTCTTTGTGTGTGAAAAAGAATCATAGGTTTGTTGTTCTCCCCCTCTCCGTGTCGTGTGACCCCCCTGTCCCGTGGTGGTGGTCGTGCTGTCGCTGGTCGGGTCTCGTTGGGCGCTCTTGCCCTGTCTTCTCTCTTGGAGGTGTGTCGTGTCTTCTGTTCCTTTCTTTGCTTCTCTTGTTGGTCTGTCCTTGTGTGCTTGTGGTGTTGCGTTCGGTCTTGCTTCTCCGTTCGTCTTTGCCTCTGGCTTCTTGTTTGCTTTTGCCGCTGTCTGTTCGTTGTTGGCTCGTCTGGGCTTCTGACGTTCGTTCTTTCTTTTCTTCTTTCCTTTCTTTTTTTTTGGGGGTTCTCATGTCTTTCTCTTCCTTTGTCTCTGCTCTGCCTGTCGTTGGTGCTGTGTCTTCTGTCGTGGCTCCTGCTCCTCGTCCTTCTTCGTTGTTGGCTTCCGTGCCTCGTGCTCGGTGGTCTGCTCCTGTGTCGGTGGTTGCTGTTGTGGTGTCTGGTGCTGATGCGGTCTCCGTGTCCTGCTCGGACGGTCGTCTCCGTGTCTGCCGTCCTTCGTACGCCTCCCGTGCCTTGGGTCGTCCTGTGTCGGTGGATGCGGTGTTCTCTCGGTTGTCGGCTCGTGTTGGGTCGTCTGTCCGCTTCTGTGCTGCGTTCGGGTACTCGCCTGACTCGTGGTTTGTTGGTGTGGAAGCTGTTTGAGGGCTTTCTCGATTGGCTCCTTGTGGGGTCTTTCGAGAGCGTCTTGCTCTGCTTTGAAGGAGTTGGTTATGTTTGCTAATCTTGTCTGGTCTGCTTGGGCTTGGTCTACTACTGCTTTGTTCCGTGTTGGCATGTGCTTTGTTCGCTTGTCGTCCTATAAGCTGTGTCGTTCTTACAACAGTGTGGACAATGGTCGTTGGTCAATTAGCCACTGGTCTTCTGAAGACTGTCCTCTTGATGACCGCCTTCGTAAGGAATACTCTGATATGATCCGCTCTTTGCTCTGGTTTGTTGCTGAACCTACCTCAAACCATGTTGGTGCTGGATGTATTCCTTGGTCTCAACATGCTTTGATTGTTGAACTTGTTGCTAACCATTGGTCTGGTGGTCGTACTGTTGCTGTTGTTGCCTTAATTGCCGAAGTAATGGCGGCTGAAGACCTTGTAATTAGCTAAGATCTTTGCCTATTGGGTGTAACAACCCAATGGAGAGCGATCTTGCTCTGTGTCCGTACATAACTCAAGGAGATTAACATGTACACAATCCTCAATGTTCTTACTGCTATCATGTGGTATGCTGCTGCATCATGGTCTATAGATCAGATTTATGCTCATGATAACAATAGCCCTCTTATGATTGCTATCTTAGTTGCATCTGCTGCCTTAGCTGGTATGCAAGCAATTGATCTGATTCATAGCATTGAAGACAAACACAACCAAGGAGAACTGTAATGTATCACATCTACCATAGACTCACTAAGGTATTGATTGCCAAGACAACATCAGTCAAAGTACTCAATGAGTATGATCCAACATACTATGAGGTAGTTATCTACTGATAGTAAACTCTTCACGAGTATAAGTGAGACCTCTTGGGGTAAGTACCAAGGATAGTTATCATCAACCTGAAAGGAAACATCATGGAAGCTCAAACAATCAAACCAGCATTCGCTATCAAAGGCGATACCACAACAAACGCTTACACAGCTACACCATCTATCTTGATGGCAGTCTTTGTAGACAAAGAGAACCGTTACTGGTATGCCGTGGATGACCAACAAGTTATCCGCAAGATGTCCATCACTCGTGATGTAGAACATGCTCGTAGAGAGTATAAGATTGCTCGTAACCTTGTAGGCAAGAAAGTACACTTCGGTGTAACACAAGGATGGGATGGTAATGTATGGTTCAATGAAGTAATCGAAGCATAAACCATGAATGCTCTTCTCGGGTAGACAACGGAGAGACCTCTTGGGGTAAGTACCAAGGTTACATAACACACTCAACACAAGGGGATAAACATGCGATACATACTGTTAACACCAGTAACACCAGAAGACTTCTGCCTCGATACCTTTGAGGAAGTACAGGAGTCAGCACAAGAGTTCGGATGTGACATTCTAATGTCAACAAAGATAACAAGAGGAACAGTAGCATTCTTTGTAGCTAACACTAAGGAAGCACTTGAAGGAATGTGCTCGCAGGTAGACCTAGATGGTACCGTATTAGGGTACTCAGAGACCTATGACCAACTAGTGAGGGTACTATAAGGACTATATATGAACTACAATACCTATAAGACGTTACCATTAGAACAGTACCTAGAAGAACTTAAACAAGAAAGAGATAGGAGGGTATACCAAAGGACAAAATCTCTGCAGGAAGCACTACAAGGATATACCCAGATGTATACCTCGGCTGAAGACTTGAGGGAGGTCATGCAGAGAACGTAGCGAGAGGAGGTTTTTTGTGGAAAATCTTTTTGTGTGGTCGTAAGTGAAACAAAGGAGAAATCAAATGACAAACCATATACACCATGACGCCATCATAGCGTGGGCTAAAGGCGCTGAAATAGAGGCATGTAACGCAGGTAGTACTAACTGGTACAGATGTGACACACCTATGTGGTGGACAGATGTACAGTATCGAGTCAAACCCAAGACAGTCAACTTCAAACTCTACATTAACAGTGTAGAACCAATTGCCTTAGCGTTCGAAGAGAAAGGAGTAGGAAAAGTACATCCATCATACAAATGTATAGGTGACATCACTGTAAAGCTAGAAAACAATGTCATAACAGACTACGTAACAAGTATCAAAGAAGGAATTAAAGTATGATATTCCTCCCAGTAGTCTTCATGTGTCTAATCGATAATGTAACCTGTGAATTCAATACATTATCACCAACAAAAGAGTTAGAAAGCTGTGTAATACTGATTCAAGAGATTTCTAAAAAGCTCGAAGAGAGTCC